ATCATTATTTCTGAATCAGCTATGTCAGCTAGGTAGTATGTATACTCACTCGTATTTAGATTATTAGTATTGCCATGATTTGATATCTTATCAATTACTACTATTTCATCATTAACTTCTTTTCTTAGTTTTTCTGCTAAGTGTGAGCCTATAAAGCCTCCGCCTCCTGTAATTACATATCTCATTGTTTGTGTTTCCATCCCTCTAGCTCATCGCCAATTTTTTCAAATATTTTGTAGTCTGTTCCCATAGAATCTGTACCATTCTCCTCATAGTACATTGACTTCCACACTAATTCTAGCATTTGGAAATAGATTGCTACAATTCTGTCTCTTTCTTTTGTCTGACCCCATAGATAGAATACTAACCACCATTCTTTATCGAATCGACATACTCTTATCTCTTGCCCATGTAGGGCAGGGAGTTCCTGAAGACATCTCATCCTCTGACTCCCTGCTATGGGGTACCAGTTTGGCATACAGAGTATGGGAGATTTTACTCCGTCTTTTGCCAAACTTTCCCTTAACTTTTCATTTATTGGAACATTCTTTATGTTCTCTTTTACTTTTTCTTGCTCTAGTAACCACCCAACTGTTCTCACATACCAAGTATGCGGAGGAAGGGGTACTAATTCTGCTGTTTCTCTACTTACTCTGTCGTACGCCATGACGTCTCCTTTGGCCATCTTAATCTAAACTTAGGATTAAACATTTCTTCGTAATAATCCTCTAATCCTAAATCAAATTCTTTGTTTGTTTTTATAAAAATTTCTTTGTCTGTATATAAATCTTCGTAATACAGTATAGATATTCCTGTTTTTCTAGACATTTCTTCTACTAATCTAAAAGAATCTATACATAAATTTAAAAGAAAACTTGCACTATCATCATATATTACATCTTTATTTTCATAGTGTGAACTATAGCTCCACTCATACTTACCTTCATTGGCTCTGTAATATGCCCCTAGTAGATGACTTTTAAAACAATCTCCAAAGTCTCGTCTTGATAGCAGTATTGTTCTATCAAATTCACGCATATATTCCATATAGAAATTTAACTTTTTCTCATAACCACCTTGCTTTAAATATATGTTTTCATAAAATTTCACAGGGTCTTGTCCCATTTTATCAGTAGGGAATCCGTTTGGAAACTGAGTATAATGACTTAGTTGTTTTACACATATTTTATTAGGTATATTTTTCCAGTACTTAACTCTATCTATGAAACTGAATCCATCTTTCTGTGCATTTATATCTCTGCGTTCCCAGTTAAAAGGTTCAGAAAGCCAGTCTAAATTATGCGCTTTACATATAGCAGATTGTAGTCTACTACTACCTGTTCTACCAGGACATAATATTAAAACTTTATTCATTGTTCATTTCCTTATATCTCTGTGTCCACTCGTCCTCGTAAATGGTTCTAAAATCTTCTAGTGTAGGAAAAGGCACTTCTACGCCCTGTACATTTGCATGCATTAATCTTCCTAAGTATTTTTGATAAGCTATTTTTAATTGTGCTTCTGTGTATAAAATCATTTCCACTCCCACCCTTCTTCGATTGAAGACTGACATCCTTGGATATAATCTCTATCTTCTTCTGAGAGAACTGACCAAAATTTGCTGATAGTTAGTGTATACTCCATGCACCCGTTGGGGTCTGATAAGTGTATATTATTTTCCATCATAAATTGTAATACATCTAGTCTTTTCTGTATTTTATCTTTAAAGGTCATATGCACTTTCTCCTGTACTCATTGCTTCTTTCATCTCAGCTTTCTCGTCTGGGTCTATCTCTGTATGAGGTCCAATACGTAAGCTGTCCCAGTTCATAGAAGAAACAAATCCTTCTACTTTTCCATTTCTCATCTTATCACATTTCAACTTAATTGCTGGTTCTGTATCGCCCCAATGCTGAATACTATAGGCAGCATCAACTGCGTCAAGGATACCCTTGGCGAATCGTGCTTCTCCTTTTTCGTTTGTTTGAAATGCTGAGAGAACAAGGACATTGTTCTCTTGGGCTAATGCTTTTAACCCTTTGGATATCTCTATTTGTTCAGTCCATTCGTATTGACCGCCACGACTGGGAGCGTTGTGGCGTCTGACTTGGTTAAGGTAATCCACAATAACTATGCCAAGGTCTGGAGTAGACGCAACCTTTTGTCTTACTACGCTAATAATTTTAGCTAGTGTAAGACTTGGGTCATAGTAGATGTCTATTTGAGGAACATCTGTGCGCAAAGGATTACGAGTCAGTTGATAATGGAACTTATCAAAATCTTCGTGTTCGTTGAACTCTTTCCTAGCTTCATCTCCATTCTCGAATCTTCCTGCCCACCAATCAGCTACTTTATGCCACTCCATAGGAGATAGATTTTTAGTATTGATTCGTTTGATAGGAATATTACATGCCATAGCACAGACTCTTTGAAGAATCTGTCTTGGTTCCATTTCGATTGTAAAGTACAAAGACGACTTACCTTTTTCGGCAGCCGATACTGCAACATTACAACAAGTAAATGATTTACCTCCACCACGACTTCCGCCAACAACGACCAGGTCTTTGGGAGAGAATTTATAGTCAAAATCATATTCGTGATTAAGACCCAGAGGTAGATACTTAGCGTAATCTTCCTCACTATCAAATAGCTCGATAGAATCCATACTTTCGTTTTCGTCGTTGGTCTCTACCCTATCTTCTACTTGCACTACAATCTCTTGCAACAAGTCAATGTTCTCACGAGCATCGCCGATAGCTATTTGGTTTTCTACAAAAGATTCGATTCTCGTAAGAATCTCACTTTGTGTAAATTGGTTTTTTAGATAATCTAATAGTAATTCTGAGGGAACATCTGTTTCTACTGTTTCAATAGCATATATCTTTTCCTGAAGTTCTCTTGAACGAACCTCTAGTTTTAAATCTTCAAATGTAGGCAAGTCATGATACTTGTGTACGTGCTTATCTACTATCTTCCACAGTTTTCGGTACTCACCTTCAGGGAAGTAGTGTTCTTTCAGTCCATTCCAAGTCTGAAAGTCTCCGTTCGCAAGTATTTGCTTGAGTAATGCACTCTCTAAGGTCAATTGTCTCTCCCAAAACAAATATTAAATTATAAAAAAGGCGAGGCAACCCATAAGGGAAGCTCGCCCGATGATGAATAGGTATTAGCCTATTTCTTTTTTAGCAGCTCCGTTATAGTCTGAGCATTGTAAGCCTCTTCTAGTAAGCATTGTTTTCACGCCTCTTACTGTTTTGCCGATTTCATCAGCAATTTCTTCAACAGTCATGCCGTCAATGTCGACACCTGCTAAAGGGTCAGCTTTGCTTGAACCTTTGGTTTCTTTCTGCTTAGGAATAGCATTGATTTCACCAGCTCTTAAGAGTGATAAAGCTTTTCCTCTGATTGAGTTAACACTTCTGCCTAAAGCTTCTGCGATATCCTCAATGAACGCACCATCATTAACTAATGATACGAACTGTCCTTCTTCCTGTTCGTTGTAAGACTTAACAGTCTCAACTTTAGGTGCAGGTTTAACATGTTCTGTTAACTGCATAGAAAGGATTTTACCTTGAATTGACTTAGCTGAAAAAGCTCCGCCTTCAAAGTTTGATGCAATTTCTGCATATGTGTAAGAACCACTGTTGTCTTGCACAAAGTTTGCAAGAGTAGATTCTTGCTCGTCTGAGAAAGATTTAGTTGCTGAAGCTGAAGCTAGTTCAACATCAAAACCCATCTTTCTTAGTTTTGAACTAACACTTCTTACTGAAGTTTCTAGTTCTTCTGCAGCGTTAGCTACAGTTGCCTGTGATACAGGGCTTTCTCCACCGATGAAGTCTGTCAATTGTTGAGTTCTTTCATCTGTCCATTTTGGTAATGCCATTTTAATATTCCTCTATTAAATGTTTTATATTTGTTATTATTAAAACACCTCGGTCACGAGCTGTCTGTGTCTTTGCTGACTCAATACCTGACTCATTTATAAGATGAGTACATTCTTTTGTCAGACTTGATTTTACTACAAATCCGTATGACTCTAGTACTTTCGTAGCATGAGCCTTTGTAGGGTAGCTTTTTAACTTACCTGATATACATACAACACCTGTGACCTCTTTCTTTTTTACTATTTTATTATTCCAATTGAAGGGTAGTGTGTCTATGTATCTGTTAGGATAAAATTCAGTCTCCATAAAGTTTACCAAGTTAGCTGATGCTTTTGGTCCGATACCTGCCTCAGTACAACTGTTCTCGCTAATATCTTCGATGTTTGATATTGTATCGCATAATTTTTGAGAAGCCGACCGACCAATAAGTGGTATTGAGAAAGCAGGCAGAATATCTACCAGCTTGCTACTCTTTGATTTTTCTAGTTCATCAATGAGTTTCTCAGCTAATCTTTGAGACCCTAATCTATCTTGTACGTCAGATACAGTAAGTTCATAAAGCTCGGGCAATGATTCAACACCTAACTTATCGATAGTTGCTGGCCCAAGCCCTTTAATTTTAAGAGAAGATGAAAAGGACTCCAACTTTTTACTCCACTGTGCAGGACACTTTGTGTTTCTGCAGAACAACTGCTCGTTTACTAACTCTAGTATAGAGTCACAACAAGGACAGTTGGTTGGTGGTATAATTGTTGTCATTTCTTTTCTCTCTCAAATATATTATATATTATACAAAAAGTTTAACCTCATGTCAAGAACTTTTTTTGATGAGGTAACGGAAAAAGACCAAACCAAATTTTTAATCTTCCTCATAGATATGAGTTTCCATTTCAATGTTTCTGTGTTTATAGTAAAAGTATATCGCTTTTACTTTTTTAACTAAACTGTTTATCCAATTCTTTATCATAAATATCCTTTATTATTCTATCAGCCATTAGTTGATGACCATCTTCAAGGGGATGGTCTTTTACACCAAAAGCTACTTTGTGTCTTTGACATAAGGTATAGAAATCTTCTCCTTTTAATTCAGGTATTAAATCTAACCATTGCTGTCTGGTAGGTGCAAATTCTTGCCATACTATATTTGTTGCTTCATAATATGTCTCGTCTAGTGTATGCAAAGCATGGGTCAACTGACCCTTAGAAATAAAATAGTGTAAGCTAGGTATCTCCATTGCTTCACAGTATTTTTTCATTGCATTTATAAAAGTAATTGTTTGTATTAAATTATACCTAACATTTCTGACATAGATTCCGTAATTAGATAAACCTATGTGATGCTTTCTAGACATACCAGGATGCTTTACTATTTGGCTAAACTCAGGATTGATTTCTAGTTTTCTTTTATCAAATCCAAAAGATGACCAACCAGCATTTCTCCAGTTATTTCCTTCAGCTAAATATTCGAATCTATTTGGTGTAGTCCAACAAAAAACTGCGAGTTTTGGTTTATGAAATGCTAAATACTGTGTACTTGTTCTAAACATTCTTTCATTACTGCCACCTACTTTTGATTGTTTCTTACATTCTTGATTAAAATGTTTACTAACCAAATGAGGAAATCCATCTTTTAGTGGTTGCACTAATTCCATGCCTTGTACAAAGCTGCATCCATTCCAATATATCATAGTACTTTTACTTTATACCTCTCTTCAAATTGCTGGGCGTGTTCCCATGTGTTTACCATAGGTTGTCCTTTTATATTTAAACTTGTATTTAATAACATTGGTACTTTAGTAAGTTCGTACCATTCTTCTAGTATAGGTCGTAATATTGACCTACTGTTTTTTCTAACCACTTGTACTCTTGCTGTTCCGTCAACGTGCGTGACTGAGTTGTAATCATGTTTAGCTTTTGCAACATATTGCATATACTCATTACAATACCCTTCAAAGTATTCATCTACAAACTCCTCCAGTATCGCGGGAGCGAAGGGTCTAAACTTTTGCCGTTTCTTAACATCATTGACTGTGTCTTTGATGTCATAACGACAGTCACCAAGAAGACTACGATTACCAAGCGCACGAGGTCCAAATTCTGCTTTTCCATTTGCTACTCCACATAGTCTATTGTTAGTTAGTTCTCTTACTACATCTAAAGGATTTATATATCTTTGTATATCATATCCTAAAAACATATCTTTAAATTCTACTCGCCTTTTTGTATGTGCTAGTATGCAACCTAATGCACTACCTGCATCCCCAGGGTTAGGAAATATCCACATATTTTTAAACTTCTTACGAATTTTAGAGTTTGCTACACAGTTCAGTGCAACTCCTCCACCATATGCAACGCTATCTCCATACCTTCTGGCTATATCGA